CCGTCTAAATCAAAAGGGCAATGCAAATCCCCAACTACGAGGATTCGCCTTTCCTTTTTGGTAAGGTGTTGGAAAGCTTTTAACTTCTTTCCTTTTAATCTAGGCCTTACGTCCTTCAAAGAATGATAAGCATAGTGGAACAATGCCTACCACACATAACACCACCCCGTTCCATTCTATTTCCCCGTTCATCGATGTCAGTGCGTAGGTTACAATTACGCCCCCGATGGTGCGCTTGGCTGACCACTTTCGTAGTCCGCCTTTGTCACGAAAGATTTCGCTAATATCAAGCTTTGAGAGTAGGCCTATTATTTGCTTTTGCATTCTTCTTTGCAGTCTTTAGCGCAAGTGTTTTTGCCTAATACAATCGCGTTGAATACTCGCTTTATGATGTCAAGTATTTCGTCATCTTTCTTAGTAGCTGTTAAAGCTGTCCAAGAACTCCCAAGCGTGATAAGGGCAAGCAATAACTCGACCCAGTTGTTTTGAATAAATTCCATTTTCTATAGTTCCATTATGTCGCCAAACTTTTCACGCACCTTAAATGAAGGGCAATCCTTTGACGATGTGTAATCATTGTGTCCTCTTAATTTTAACTCGCCGAACATAATCTCGAGCATCTTAAATAAATTCCTAAACGATGTTTCTTGTGCGTCAGTCATTGTGTCTTTAGAAACCAATGTCGTTTTAGACTTTGGCTTTTCTTTGTCCATTGATTTCAACACCTTCTTTTCTACACCACCACAATAAGCGACACCAATACTTCCGTGATTGTTACCCCAAGTATGTGCGCCAACTTTGCCAATAGGACGACCACGTTCAATAGTGCCGTCTTGATGAATAACGAAGTGATATCCGATGTCCGCCCATCCGTTGCCTTTGACGTGCCACTTTCTTATTTCTTTAACCGTCAACTTCTTATCTAAAGTCGTTGCAGTGCAGTGTAAAATTACTGATTTGATTTCTCTCATTTTATACCTTGTTCTGCTAATAACAATTTAATTTCTTGCATACCTTCACAAAGCTTACTTAGTAAATCTTTGACTTCGGTTTCGTGCTTTTCTAATGAAATAACCCGTGCAGTTAGAATGGTATAATCCCTTTGGAATTTGAATGTCGTTCCAAGCAATCCCATAAACAAAAGCAGTAGTTCGTATTGTGTTAAGTCCATTATGCGTCGGGTCTTTTAGTGTGGTGATACTCTATAAAGTCGTGAACGATATCGTATAACCTTGCAACCTTCAATTGTAGTTGTGCTGTTGTCATTTTGCCACTTGGCTTGTCGTTAAGAATTGCGTCGTGCGCACTATCGTTGCTTGGATCGTAGTCTATTTCTCGTGCCATTATGTTGTATACATTTGTACGTTAGTAGGAAAATATTGGTTTGTCGTAACAGTGCCGTCGTAGACAGTAGTTCCAAATACAAGGTCGCCGGCCGCCAACGCAACGCCATTAGTTGAAGTAACAACCATAGGCTTTACGTTTTGTGCCGAAGCCGGTACAGTAACTTTAGCACTTGCAACAAGTGTAGCCGTTAAAGAACCCGAATCGCCTGATCCGTTTGTTAAAGCTAATACTGTTGCGGTGTCGCACTTCCACATCATATAACGCATCACAACTCCGGCAACCTCGGCAGACGAATCAAATTCTTGACACACATAACAGCCTGCTGTTCCGGCTAGTGGAACTCTAAAAACACCGTTACTAATATCGTCTAAATCTACTGTTAATTGTGTCGAACCGGGTGTTCCTAAATCTCCGCCTGATGGTAAAGGATTTGCCCCTGCTGTCGAAGTCCAAAGGTAGTATGTAAATCCAAGCGAACCGCCCCACATAATGCATTGAGTGCCTGCGTCATTTGACGTGCCTATCGTTATTCTTGCACCACCTGCTACTATACTACTAGCAGTTCCACCCGCACCCGCAACAAGGTTTGCGTATGTAACTTTTTTACTTGCCGTAGCTGATGTGTCAACGATATATAAAACGTCGTCATTCGCGGGTGTCCCGCCCAACGCCGCTAGATCGCTTACTTTCTGATTTGCCATTGATGTATTTCTTTAGTTTCTTTTCGTTGTCTTTACTGGGCTTGTACTTGCCTCTTTTCTTGGTTAGCATATGTTACACTTTCCAATCGCTGTCAAGAACGCTTGATATTTTAAGTCTGGGTTTACGATGTCAACATTCAAACCTTGTGTGTAGTTGTTTGTTGTTGGACATAAATCCGACCCCGTGTTCGACGTGTATTCAGGATAGCTTGAAGACTTGTCGCACAAATAGTCGATAAGTCTTTGACGATGGAAGCTACCCATATCGTTCGCTTGGTCAATTAGTGGCTTTAGATCGTCGTATGTAGCCGCCGCACTTTGTTCGCTGTTCATAACCACTACGGCGTTGTTCACGAATCTAACCCTTAAATATGGTATCAATTGTGAGAACGCATATTGTACCGTTGCCGGTATAACGTATTCGTCAAGAAGGGTTTCATATACACCCGCCACCGCACCAGTGTCGATGTCAGTACAAAGTTTGTTATATAGGTCTGTTCCAAGCACCGGAAGAATCCAACGCTGTTGCGCCATATAAACGTAAGGACGGATAAGATCGTCGTCAACTGAACCGCCAATTGCGGTATCTCTTTTCAGTCTATTTGCTGATACAAATAATGCTTGTGATTGTGCCATTAGTATTCGGGTGTTGTTATTCGTTGTGCAATGTTGGGATCGATGAAGCCACGATTGGGCATTGTTCTTGGCATTTGCGAAACTTTTGAATCGTTTACGATTAAGGGTGTATCTTGATTGATACGAATAAGTTCTTTAGCTTTTGCAACGCTTATTTTTTTATTGTTCTTTCTTAGGTAAGTTCTACGTTCCCACTTGTGTTGACAAGAACCACCACCTTTGTAGAACCATATATTGTAAAAGTCCGTACCGCCGGGACCCCAACCCGGATTGGTTGCCCTATCTGATGCAAACATTATGTCTTCGCGTCGATATACTTTACCGGCTTTCGATGCCGCAACCATCTTTTTACAAAATTCGCGACTATCGTAAAGCTGACCTTTCTTCTTGCCTGACTTGTGTTTGCCCGGTCCTTTAGTTTTGTGTGGCATATAAGCGTAACGAACTTTTATTAAGTCGGTGTCTTGTCCGTATTCCGGGTGATCTGAAATAGCATTTGACGCACTACTTGGAACGGTTGCAAAAGTCCACATCGCATCTTGTAGTTGTTCTCTTTCGTATTCCACTTCCCTGTCGTCAATCATTTCGAAGTCTTTAAGTAAGTCGCTTTCGTCTTCGCCTAACTCAATTAGAGCATTGGCAAACTCCGTCTTTGCAACAGGGCTTTTTTTTTGACTAAATTCGTCTATTTCAACATCCACGTCATCTTTTTTAACACCTTCCTTTTGTTGTTCGCCTTCGTCAAGTGTGTCTATAACGTCTAAGTCTAAAAAGTCCGCCGGTTTCGCTGTAATGAAGAATAAGTCAAGTTCGATATCGTTAATGCCAAACAGCATACCGAAAGACTTTAACAAGATGTCTTGAAAAGGTGCAATCACCGTGTTGTTAAATAACGAATATGAATCCCTTAATTCGTCGGCGTTATTTCCGAACCCACCACCTTCAGATCTAATACCAAACATCAAAGGACTAACCACACGATGCGCTGTAAGTATCTTTTCGCTAACTAACTTCGAAAGGTATTCGTACATTCCGTCCGCACCGTTTTGTTGGATCGGTGTAAACTCCGGCGCTGTTTCGTCACCATCGTTGAACGTGATAAGAATACGCCCGGCGTTATCGTCGCCAGTGAATTTGTCAATGACCTTTTGTTCTATTACGCGACGTTCTTCATCTGTTGGTACTCCATTCTTAAACGACAACAACATCGAAGGAAAGAACCCACGACGAATATTCGAAAGATGGAAGTCACTAATACGTTGGTCCAATTCACAATAGTTTGTTCCACCTGCGTAATCAGGAACGGAATAATAGTGAAGTGAAGGCGTGTATCTTTTAATTTGAAAGCACGTTGAAGCCGAAGTTCGGTCTTCTAAAGAAAACGCTTTAATGGCCTTTTCTTTTTCTCTCCTATCCTTCCAGTCGGATTTGTAATAAAACTCGCTTATTACCCCCTCAGAATCAGCGACACCACTACGCATTGTGTGAACCGGTAAGTGCTTCAAACAAGCGATGCGTGTTCTTGGCTTATTCCATATCACATTGACG